TGTGCTACGCCATTGTGTGCTGTCGTTACACTGCTTTGAAAATTCTTTGTGTAGTAGTTGATCTAAATAATCTAAATCTGTTTCGCTAAGTTGCGCTATCTTTGAGGTTACCATATCTTTTCTCCCATGCTAGATCGAACCCGTCTTTACGATAAAGCGCCTCATGATTTCCCCAGAGACGCTTGAAATAACTATTTTCCATTGATTTTACTTGTTGATCATCTCCGGCCCACTCTTGCGGGATAAGATGTCCTTTGACCATCCAGTGTAACTCGTTGGCCCATTTAAACTCTTTATGTGTCATAACGTATTTACATTAAAACTAGATGCTGGCGCTAACACTATTCGTTTAGCAAGTGTTCTAAATATTTGTAATAAATCATTATTCAAACTCTTGTAAAACAAAATGAGCATCTCTAGTTCTCAAGTCTAAATTAAACTTGTGTTGTAATTCAATTGCAAATTGATTATCAGGTAATGCAAAAACATACTTTGGAATATAATTTCCTTGGTCTATAAAGTTTTCCATTTCTTCCCAAGAATTTTTTTGAGGATTGCTTATAGCACATTGAGCTGTACTTTCGCATACAAATAATTCACTAATGCCAAATCTTCTATGTAGCATTATTAATATACCTTTCAAATACTTCGACCAATCTTAGATCTTTCATTTCATCTGTTAATAACAATTCTTCATTTTTAACAATTCCGTTTTCGGGTATATTTAATCTTAAAGCTAGTTCTTTTTCTCTAATTGTTTCGTTATAAAAATTAGCTGTCCAAATTTGACTAATAACAATCAAATCTACTGCTAGGGTTTCGTTTATATTTTGTTTTTTAATATAGTCAATTGCAGCTTCTCTTGCTTTAAAATATGTTGTTGCTTTATGCCCTAACTGATCTAAATAATCCTTTGAGTTGTTCATCCATCTAACTTTTGTTGTTGTAATTCTTTTCTACGAGCTACTATCAGTTTACTCATGTCTTGTAACGCCATACGTGCTCGTTGAGCCGCAATCTTTTTGCCAAACTTTTCAAAGTCGTCTGTTTCTTTCATATATGTTTGAAAAAGAGAAAGCATCTCTTCGTGAAGTTCTGTCATCAAGCACCATTAGCAAATACGTTAAGAGATCCTGTAGAAATAGCATGTGTCTGAGATGTTCCGTCGCCATCGTAATGATCTCCGATACGTCCTATCTCTTTGTTATTTGCATATACATTTGGAGAATACTTATCCAAGGGCGGGGTGTGGTTTACTGCGCTTGCTACACAAGGATCTCCGTGCGCATGAGACGCCATTTTATCACCTTTGCGGACAACACCAATATTGTTTGCAAACACATTACTGCTGCCTTCGTTGCTAGATTGAGTAGTATCTACATTCCAGTTCCATCTGATAGGAGTTCCAAAAGAGTCAAAGGCACATGCAGATCCTTTTACTCCATCAGTACAACTTACCTTACTCTTTCCGTCTTTCCACGCTACTGCTGGCATATTAACTCCTAAACCATTTGTATTCCGCTTGTACTGCTTATGTATTGCTTTGCCATACTTTCTTCTGTTTTATGAACAAACAAAATTGCATTTTTATTTAACTTAATTTTACTATCAGGATCAACAGTGAACGCAAATGGGCCAAGCCCAATGCCTTGCTGTGTTGCCTGTAATGCAAGTGGTTTATTAACTGTTATTGTTTCATTATTTTCTTCAACAAAACGAGCAACAATTTCTTCTCCTGCGCTAGTACGCACTGTAATCGTATCAGTGGCTTTATATGGTGTTTCGATAATCATAATGTATATCCTGTTCCTGTATATCCAGTTTCTTCTACGTATGTTCTAAATTGATCCCATCCACCAATTTTTTGACCATTGACTACAATTTGTGGAAATGTTCTTGCGCCCGGAAAGTGTTCAAGTACTTCTTCACGAGTAAAGTCAACATCAAGTTCACGATATTCATAAATGTATTCACGCTGTTCGCAAAATAGTTTTGCTTGTTCGCAATACGGACAAGCCGGTTTCCCCCAAATTTGTATCATAACGAAAACCCTTTTAGTTTGTCTTTGTCAACGTCTTGCTTAATTCCGCCAATGATGTATGATTCAACTTCTGTTTCCTGTGGAGCAACTTGCAATCCTGATGAACTTAGCCAATGTTGTGTCCAAGGCAATGGATTAGTATTTACTGGTGCATCAAAGATTGCATCAAATCCTAATGCTTTTAGTCGACGATTAGCAATATACTCTACATACTGATGCAGCAATTTAGTATTCAAACCGATCATTGATCCATCTTTAAACAAGTACTCTGCCCAGTCTTTTTCTTCTGCTACACATTCACGCCAAAGATTATAAACTTCTTCTTCACAATCTTTTGCTACCTTGGCCATTTCCGGATCGTCTTTGCCTTGCGCCCAAAGTTTAAGAATGTGTGTGCTTAGTGCTAGATGCTGTGCTTCGTCTCTAGCAATAAGACTAATAATCTTAGCTGAGCCTTCCATCAGCTTCAATTCACCAAAGCCAAATGTACATGCAAAACTTACATAGAAACGCAACCCTTCAAGAATATTTACAGTATGCATTGCAAGATACAGTTTCTTTTTAACGTCATACATGTTACCTTCGTTACGATGTGTGTATGCATCTGCCGCTTCAGTAAATGCATCATAATGTTTAGTTACACTTTCAGCACGAGCAATAATCTTTTCGTCATCTAGGATAGTGTCAAACACTTCTGACGGGTCAGCGTACACGTTCTTCATAATATGTGTATAGCTACGTGAATGGATTGTTTCAAAGAAGTCCCAAGTAACAATACATCCTTCGAGTTCAGGAAGTGATACATGCGGCAAAAATGCTAGGCATGGACCACGTCCTTGGACACTGTCAAGTAGTGTTTGATATTTTAAATTGCTTGTAAAGATATGTTTTTGTTCTGGACGGAAGTTAGCAAAGTCCGCTCTATCTTTTTGTAGACTTACTTCCTCTGGACGCCAAAAGTAACCAAGCATAGTCTGGTTAAGTTTATCGAACACAGGAAACTTAAACGTGTCGTAACGCTGTGTGTTTTGATCAGCACCAAAGAACATTGTTTCTTTAGTGAAGTCTACTTTTTCTTTATTAAATACGGTCTTTGCCATTATACTTCCTCTGTAACTGTCTTTATATTATAATAGGATCTGGTCCTGTTGTCAACTTAAATTGCACAAGAATCACACATTTCATCTTCGTCGCCTAATTCAAACGTACTAGGTGCTAGTGCTGCTTCTGGCTTGTCATCTTCTAGTTCACTTGGATCCGTTTTGTAATCGTAAGTGTTTTGATAATAACTTGTTTTCCATCCTAATTTATAAGTTGTTAACAAGTCATTGATCATTTGACTCATTGGAACTTCGTTGTCTGGATACTGAGTTGGATTATAACTCCAGTTGCCGCTAATTGCTTGGTCAAAAAACTTCTGCATAACTGCTACTGTGTTGATATAACCTTCGTTGCTAGGCATGTCCCACAACAAGGTGTAGTATTGTTTAAGACTTTGATATTGTGGAACAATCTGTTTAAGAGGCCCTTTCTTGGACTTTTTAACGGACAAGTAGCCTCTAGGTGGTTCGATACCGTTTGTTGCGTTCGACACAACGGAACTGCTCTCTGATGGCATTTGTGCGGACAGAGTTGAGTGCCTGAGCCCGTGCTCTTTGATGTCAGATCGTAAAGTATCCCAATCATAGTTTAACTCATTTGCTACTACAGCATCAACATCTTTCTTGTATGTATCAATAGGAAGGATGCCATCACTGTATTTAGTGCGGTCAAAGTACTCACAAGCACCTCGCTCCTGCGCTAATTTGTTGCTGGCTTTGAGCAAATAATACTGGAACGCTTCTGTTAAATCATGTACTAGTTTCCATGCTTGCGGGTCGCTGTACTGCACTTTGTTCTTAGCAAGATAGTGTGCAAGACCAATATAGCCTACACCTAAGCTACGACGAGCTTTTGTACTAATCTCTGCTGCCTTAATTGGATAACGCTGATAGTCAATAATTTCTTCTAATGCTCTTACTGCTAGTTCGCATAGTTCATCTAGATCATCTAGATCTTTAATAGTACCAACATTAATAGCACTTAGAATACACAATGCAATCTCGCCTTCTGGGTCGTCAATATGATTCAGCGGCTTAGTTGGTAGTGTAATTTCTTGGCACAAATTACTCATGTAAACTGTATCTTTGAAACTGCTGTGTGTATTAGCATGGTCTACATTCATAATATAAATGCGTCCTGTTTCTGCACGTTCCTTGATCAAGTCTGAGAATAGTTCCATTGCCGGAATCTTTTTCTTCTTGATACTTGTAGCACGTTCATATTTTTCATATAGTTCTTTAAACTTATCTTGATCTGCGTAAAATGCTTCGTACAAACCTGGTACATCATGAGGCGAGAAAAGAGTGATTTCGCCGTCTGAAAGCAAGCGTTCATACATCAACTTGTTTAACTGAATTGAATAGTCTAACTTGCGTACACGGTTATCTTCTGTACCTTTATTGTTCTTTAATACAAGGATGTCTTCAATTTCTTGATGCCAAAACGGGAAGTGTACAGTAGCACTACCGCCACGTACACCATTCTGTGTACAACAACGTACTGTACTTTCAAACTTTTTAAGGAACGGAATGATTCCTGTATGTGCTACTTCTCCTCCTCTGATACGTGAGTTGACTCCTCGGATACGTCCTGCGTTAATACCGATACCAGCTCTTTGAGCTGTGTATCTACCAATGGACATGTCTGACGCAAAGATCGAATCAAGTGTGTCGTCACTGTCAACGAGCACACAAGAGGCAAACTGGCGAACTGGAGTGCGGACGCCGGCCATAACTGGCGTTGGGATATTGATTTTAAAAAGTGAGGTCGAGTCATAATATCTCCTTACATAATGCATACGTGTTTCTTTAGGATACTGAGCAAATAAAGTTGCAGCGATCATCATATACATGAACTGAGGAGTCTCGAAAATCTGTCCTGACGAACGATCCTGAACAAGATACTTGTCTACAACTTGACGCAGACCTGCATAGGTAAAGTTTTCGTCACGCTTGTGATGAATATAACTATCTAAACGTTCAATTTCTTCTTGTGTATACCATTCTAAAATTTCAGGATCGTATAGTCCGCGTTGTATATTTGCCTCAATCATTTCACTAAGTGTAATTGGTTCATAACGATCAAATACTTGTTTGTTTAACCCATAACTCAGCAATCGAGCTGCTGCAAATTGATAATTTGGTGCATCCAACGAGATTAAATCATTTGCGCTTCGAACTAAAATTTCTTGTATTTCAGCAGTACTCATATTATCGTAAAACTGTAAGTTAGCATTCATTTCAATTTGACTACTACTTACACCTGCTAAATTTTTACAGGCTTCCTCAACAACAAAATGTATCTTGTCTATGTTAAGAGGTTCTTTAGTACCGTCGCGCTTGACGATCATCGTTCCGTTAGACATGTTCTCTCCTATTTTTAATTATGGTCTACTATTTAGTTAGTTTATTTTTGGCATCTTAATAATAGATTGTACGATCATGTTGTCTTTATTGTTCAATACCCAACTGTCATTATATGACGATATAGATTGTGTGTCAATGATTATTTTGTAAACTAAATCATTTATTTCTTTATCTACACCAATATGTATCTCAAAATTACTCGACGAAAAACGTTCAGTTAACTGTAAACTATAACAAATTCCTAAGGTTTTTAAAAATCTGCAATAAACATTTTCTTCAATCAAAAGCCACGGCGAAGGCCATGTTGACTGTCTATCAAGATCAACTGCTATAGATGAAATAGGAAGACGGTCAAAAAAATCAATTGCATCTTGGATTGGATCAATGCAAGTTTCCAAAGTTTTTCTAAGCTGTTGCCAAATTTTTAAACGTTGGTAATAATTTTTATCAACCATTATCGATTATGTGTTATCATAAAAGTAAATCTATCTGAGTTTATTACTGGATATAGGTTTCTAATAGTAACCGTGATATCTGAAGATGACGGATTAATAGCATCTGTAAAACCTGCATCAAATACTATTGCATCGCCGTCTAACGGATCTTCTCCGTTGATAATAAAATCGTGATTAAATAAACATTGTCCTTGACCAACATTATAAACAATTCTCATTTCTCCAGTACGTATTACATCACCGCCGCCAGTAGATGCTGAATACCAGTAATCAATTTTGTATACGCCTCTTTCAGCGTCTGCTGGTAAAGATATAAATGCCTCTTCTTCTTGTTTTACGCCAATCGAAGTGCTTAATGGATAAGCATATTCAAAGTTTCTATCTCCTGCAACTGTTGGAATATGGTTACCAGAAAGGTATGTAGGATCAATTGTGAGTTGTTCAAGTCTTTCAAAATAGTCATTTCTACTAATGTTTGTTAAACTTGTAAATTGTATAACTGGATCAGTTGCTGAAGCAGCATTACCGCCATTGTTACCAACGCCTGTAAATCTATTTGCTTCACTCAAGTTATAAACACCGTTTGGTATAGAAATGCCTTCTTTCATAATGTTATCAAATCGACAATTTTTAATTGTATTGTGCAACGGACCTGTAGCTTGTCCTACGCTACCAATAATACTGTTAACACCAAATGATAAGCCTCTATGAGCATTAATTACTGAGCAGTTATCAAAGATATTGTATTTGATATCGAAATCGCTATAAAATCCAGATACAAAGTTTTTAATATCAATATTTCTAAATTCGTTTTGATCACAAGTAACAAGAGAACTTGCTGATGTCATTTTAATTGCAGGATAATCAGTACTAGAACTAAATGAAGATGTCCAGTTTCCTTCAAACTCTAAGTTTTCAAATACACTATTTTTACAACTTTGTAAAAGTAATGCACCACCGTTTGTTTCAGTATATAATGTCATACCTGACATATAGATATATCTTGGTTGATTTTCGTTTGTTGCAGTTACATTGCCCTGATAAGATCCCGGTTCGCTGTCTTCATTAACAGTTGTAAAGATGCCGGAATCAATTCCGGTAATTTTAGTTTTACCTTTACCAGCGCCTATGAGTGTAGCAAACGGTGGAACTTTCAAACTAGAACTTACAAGATATTCGCCTGCTGGAAAATAAAGTGCGACTCTACTTTCTAAGTTTCCTTTACGTGTGTTTTTTAAATACAATTCGTCTAATGCACGTTGTACTTCTTCAGTTACGTCTGATGCACTTCCAGTAATATCAGGTCTTTTTGAATCCGGTAAGAAAGAAAAAATACTAACTCGTTCATTTAATCTATCTTCAATTGTACGCTCAATTGGCGCAGCAATATTCGCACTAGTTTGGATATCTTCACGCAGGTAGGCATATTGAGCAGCTAATAATAGTAAATCGTCTTTGTCTGTTAAAATTTTAGTGTTACCAACAGCAGGCGCACCTTCGCTTACTGCACCATTACCAATGTACAACTCTTGGGTATCGATTGCCCAGCCAATTTCTCCACTAGCTAGTTGTGGTAGACCTGTGCCTTCAAGTTTACGTCCTCTACGATGTTGTATGCGTGAAATCTGTACGACAGCCATGCTTTACTCCTAATACATTATTATTAGTATTTAGCCATTCTTTTCGTAATACTGACGACACCTATTCCACCATTCTTGTTCCCATTCTGCAAACTCATCAGGCCATAGATCAAACTGCTGATACTCTAATCCACGTGAACACATAAAGATATGTCCTTCACGTATGTCTGTGCCGTGTACTTCATTGTGTCCAATAGCGTATGCTGTTAGCTGTAGATAATAGTCTTCTACCCACTCAGGCTTCTTAGGCTTGTTGGTTTGCTTGAAGTCCATTATGCATGGATTTCCCTTGTATTGTCCTACCAAGTCAGTAGTACCAGCATAGATACCAGGAACATAAAGGGGAACTTCGCTGCCCCAAATTTCGTCTACGTCTACCATTGCTTGATCACGTATCACGCATGCCATTTTGTATGCTTGCTGTGCATAAGGATTGCTGCCTGCGCTCTCTGTCCACACGCCGTTGTCAACGTAATCTTCAAGGTACTTGTGCATACGTGTGCCTACGCCACTGGCTTCAGTAACAATTTCTTGTGCTTTCTTTTCACCTACACGTTTCTTCCAAGCAATGAGATGACTCATATCTTTGGTTCCACTAAGGATTGTTGTCACACTTGCTACAGGTGGACCTCCGGGTGCAGCGTACCTACGCTTGCCTCCAACTTCAACTCTTTTTAATTTTTCATATTTGTATTTTTCAACTATCAATGTCATCAAATGTATCTTCTGTTATTTCGTCAAAGTCGATTGTCTGCCAAGGCTGCATCATACTAGGACTGTAAAAAGGATCAACATTACTAAATCCATGCTCTGCTTCAACACTTTCTACTTCTGGTACAAAATGTTTGATCATATTTTCTACACCCATTTTAAGTGTCATAGTACTTCCTGCACATCCCGAGCATGCACCTTGTAGTTCTAATAGTAAATGCCCGCTGTTGTAACTTACAAATTCAATATTTCCGCCATGACCTGCAACCGCAGGTTTAACATTTGTTTCAATTAATTCTTTAATTTCACTAATGATTTCTTCGTTTGATCTAGTCATAATTTCTCCTATAATTTAATACTACTACATAAATTATTATTTGTCAATGATTTTAAATAATTCTTTAAATGCTTGTTTTTTGTTTTGTACTTTAATAACAGTTTTTTGAGTTGTATTATATTCTGTACGAAAACTATAACCGCATTTACTTTTAATTACAATGTTGCCATAAACATCAATAATATTTTCCTGAAAGTATCCTTGTGCTTGACAATTGTATCTATTTTCGTTTTCCTCTCCGGCGTATTGTTTTTGTCCTTCAACATTGATAGTCCATATGTTGCTGTCATATAGATTGGTCAGTATCGGATTGTCAAATGGCTGAGCATCTTGTATAAAAGGAATTTGATTTAAATATTCATTTGCTGTTGCTATTACAAAAATACTAGGAATATATCGCTCACCAGTTAAATATGCAATCAACGCACGTTTTTTACCAGGATGAATATTTAAATTTCTTCCAATAAGTGCTACTGTAATAGGATTACAAAAATTTTTTCGTAAACTATAAAGATAACAAATTTTAGAAAGACTTACAAAATTAAGTGTATCTAGAACAGCATTATGTATTCTGTCTATTTCTAATTTCATATAATGGTTTTGTAAATCTGCGTTGCCTTGAGATATTTTAAACATTATAAACCCGATAGGTCTACAGCATTTTTAGCCATGTCTCCAACTGCATCTGCTGAATCCGATTGTTGCGAAGATAAGTCATCAACTTCATTGTTTTTAATATCGATCTTATCCTGATCAAAGTTTTTTACAATAGTTTTTATTCGGGGGTCTTGGTCGTATGCTGCTTTAAATGTATCAAACGTAAATTGAGACGACTCTGCGTTTGACATAACTTTATCTAGTTTGCCAAAAGAAACACTTCCAACACCTTTGTTTTTCATCAGGCGTAGTACCTGATAAAGTTTGTCTGTGTTTAGAGCTTCATTTACTTTTTTTTTGAAAGTGTTTTTGCTAAACGGCGTGGATCAACACTTTCGCGTTGTTCACGTCCAGCTGCTTCTTCGCCGCCTGCTGCTGGTGCAACAGCATCCATTGGCATATCCATTGCTGGATCTGCTTCCATGTCAACTGTTGGTTCCATTTCGCCGCCTAAGTCGTCTGGTGCGCCCATCGGCGCTGGCATATCACCTTCTCCGGTTAGTAGCCCAACACCGCCACTTAGTGCGCCGCGAGTTGATTCCATTGCAGCATACATAGCTTCCAAGCTAGGCTTGACACCTGCTACAAATGCTTCTGATTTTTCTGAACCCATTTCGTCACGGATAGCATCAGCTAGTTCTAGCATTGACTCTGTTTGCATTTCAGCTGTATCTTCCATCCAGTTAGTAACACGATCGACCATATCTTTAGCTGCCATAACAATCTCAGCTTGATCTTCAGCACCTTCTTTGATCTTTTTCTTCTTTTTATCTTTTGCAGCTTTTTTCATTGGCTCTTCTGTATCGCCATCGCCGTCAAGATCAATGTAGTCTGGCTTTCCAGCTTCTTCAATTGACTCGTCATCAATGTCGCCACGCTCTGAAATTTCAGCATTTAGTACAT